TTCGCCATGGGTTAACACATGCACAACCACGTTCCGTTAAGAACTTGGTTATTTCATGCGTTGCTGGGTCGGTATATGGTGTTCTATCTGCATACATCTTTCCTATGATTGAATAATACACTAGTGATTTTGACTCTAGTGCACATTTCAAACACATGGATCGCTGTATCTCTGGCTCCAAATCAGCCAGACACTCTTCCATCAAATCTACTACTCTCTTGATTCCTTGCTTATAAGTCAATCGTTGTAATCCTGTGGTGTGTCGCACTAAACGGAGAAGCATCTTTGGGTTAGTCAAGTTACGGTAAACGTAACCAAACGGAGCCCAAAAATTGAAATCTTCTCCATCATAGCACAAACAACACGTATCATACAATGTTGGGCGTCCCTCTTGCTCTCTACCTACATAATAGGTAAAGTGACAATTGGAACACCAAACTTCCTCACAATGACATATACGACCACGTGTGTACACGTGGCCATTACATCCTGGACAAGCAATTCTACGTGACTCCAATGCTCGATAACCTGCACTGTGTTGGTGTGCATAGTTTAATAGATGGTCGCAAAATACGTGAATATATAACTCACCTTGGTGGTATTCGTAAGTGTACATATTCACATATCTCGAGGCTGCTATTCTTCTCTTAGAATTTGATGATGCATGTTGTTCACATGCACATATCAAATACTCTTGAGGTATACGTGTCAAATCAAAACTTCCCATGAAATGCCTAACTCTAAATACTAATCCTAATGGTGAAATCAGGGTAAAACCTTTAGTATTTAAAGCCAAACGTCTCAAAGCAAATGAATGATTCTCATTACGGGATGTGGTTCCGTAATCCAGTGGGCAGGGTGCCCACTGCAAACTCTGCTGTGGTGCTCTCGTCTTGCGTCGTCCATAGAGTCCATTATCAATAGCAACTGCTAAAGTACCAAATACGGGTAAACGTACTGGTTCAATAACATCACTATCTTCAATATCTTCTCGAACTTGCTCTGCTTCTGGTCCTACTTCTATTGGTCTTTTCCGATATTGTGGATAAACCAATCTCGTCTCGTCTATAACATCTTCCATTAGATCAGCTACTTCACGAAGAAAACCTTCGTATTCGTAGCCTCTCATGAAATCTGCTATCCATAGTTGTAATCTTGGGTATGGACTATTGCGCTCTTGTGGAACATTCATCTTACGTGTGTGGTCAAAAGTAAGAAGTATGTCCATATAAAGCGCACTTTCCAAATTGTTCTCCAGGGATGTATAGTCTTCTGGATCCCAATCTACTCCGTCGTCTGTCGTATCATCTACCATAAACCTTTGTAATCTATTGACATACGAATCTATCATATCAACCCCACATGAGGGTTGGTATAATACATTTGTAATATCAGTTCTGAATTTAAAAGTTTTATCATAAATGATTGGTGGGAAATTGAGTGGGTTAGTCTTACCCGCCTCAATGTCCTGTAGCATAAAGCTAAAAAACTGTTGTTTTTCTTGAAAAATCGATTTACGTAAATGTTTTGCCATTTTAATAATTGCTTGCGTTAAGTCTTTAGTTCATTAGGGTTTAATCGCTGGATTGCCTACCAGTCAAGCTGACTCTTTCTACGGTTGCCAAAACCGGGAATTTTTCACTCGCACGTAAAAATTCCATAAAACGCTATATATTATTTACAAAAGAATGCAATTTTTCTCATTATGAAGTATGAATAAATTTAATACAAAGGTTTTCTACATCGTACTAAAAATATAGATATATCACCATACACAGTAGAATGCGACCGTAGCCGCATTCACATTCACTGAAGGGGACTTTATACCCGCTGTGTACAGAACCTCTATATTCATTGTATAAATTTGCTAATACTTCAAAAATGAAAACAACTACAAGCTGCAATTAAATAAATATTTTTGTATTATATTATAAGATTAAAATAAATTTTAACTTTTCAGCACAACTGCTCGGCAAAATGGTGACTAATCATTTTCCT